AGATTGACAGCAAAATGGCAGAGAGAGGCGAGAAGCTGATTGAGCGGTTGATAGGGATGGACGACGTGGAGGCGTGGAAGGATGCGTACACGCTTTGTGTGCATCTGATCGAGGAGGACGCGTCGGAGGTGATGGATGCCAGCGGGTTGCTGGTGGCGGAGGAGAAAAATTCCGAAAATGTAAAAAAGGCGCTGGAGTACGGCAGGCAGATACGGAGGAGACTGGCGAAGCAGTTGAAGTCCGGGGATGCGCGGGGAGAGTGGCTGTACTGGAGACTGCTGCTCATGGCAGCGCCGTATGATTTCGATAGCTATTGCCGGTATATAGAAAAGGATAGGGAACCGAGCAAGCGGTTCTACGAGCCGAGGCGGAAACAGCTGTATCCGATAGCGCAGGCGCTCCAGCGGCTGGAGGACAATGAGTTGGATCTGCTGGCCATCTCGCTGCCTCCCGGCGTCGGCAAGACGACCATTGCCATCTTCTATGTATGCTGGATAAGCGGCCTGCACCCTGAGTTGCAGACCCTGATAGGCAGCCACAACAGTGAGTTCCTGAAGGGCGTGTATGATGAGTGCCTGCGGATCATGGACAAGGACGGGGAGTACTGCTGGCACGATGTGTTCCCTAAGGTGCCTATCTGTGGACAGAATGCGAAGCATATGCGAATCGACCTTGGTAGGCGGAAGAGGTTCCAGACGATTGAAATGACGTCTCTGGGCGCCGGGAATGCCGGTAAGGTGCGCGCAACGAATCTGCTGTACTGCGACGACTTGTGTGAGGGCATCGAGCAGGCCATGTCGACTGACCAGATGGAGAAATTATGGGCGAAGTATACCGTCGACCTCCGCCAGAGAAAGCAGGGGAACCGGGTAAAGGAATTGCACATCCAGACGCGCTGGAGTATTATCGACGTCGTTGGCCGCTTGCAGGACATCTATGCTGGCGACGAGAGGGCGGAGTTCATCAATATCCCGGCGCGAGACGAGGACGGGCACAGCAACTTTGATTACCCATTTGGCCTTGGGTACACCGACCAGATGCTGGACGACCTTGAGCGCAGCATGGATGACGCCTCGTGGCGGGCACTGTACATGGGCGAACCGATTGAGCGTGAAGGCCAGCTGTATGCCCCGGAGGAGTTACGCCGGTACTATGCTCTCCCGGAAGGCGACCCGGATGCCGTCATTGCTGTCTGCGATACCAAAGAGCAGGGATCCGACTACTGCGCGATGCCGGTGGCCTACAAATATGGCGACGACTACTATATTGATAAATGGATATGCGATAACGGGAAACCAGATATCATAGAGGAACGCATTGTCAACATTCTCACCGAACTGGACGTCGGCATGGTGCGGTTTGAAAGCAACCGAGGTGGCACTCTGTTTGCCGATAACGTCCAGAAGGGACTGGTGGCCAAGGGCAGTCACTGCCATGTGACGACGAAGTGGAACCAGACCAATAAAGAAACGAGGATACTGGTTGCATCCTCGTGGGTTAAATCGCATTGCTTATTCAAGGCGGAGTCCGAATATGAAGGTAAGGGGCAGGGAAGTCACCTCGACAAAGAGTACCGTCTGGCCATGCGGCAGCTTACTGGCTACACAATGTCCGGGAAGAACAAAAACGACGACGTTCCAGACGCGATGGCCGACCTTGAGAATTTCGTAAAGACATTTTCCGCCGGGCGGATGAAGACGTACCGGAGATCTTTTTAACGCGTTATTCTATTGTATCGCATAACTTCCCGTTTATAAAGAAATAGTTCATAAAAATAGTCAAGATGATGTGAAATATCACATTATCTTGACTTTTTTGTTATGTACTTTACCTTATACGCTTGGTAAAATGATATTGGATCATAGTGGCATTTGCTCATGTCATAGGTTCGTTTCCTTTCTGAATGCTTTTGTGTTCTTTTGCATTCTTTGGGTGTCCTCATGGGGGTTTTTTGTACTTTTCTCCTCCATCCCGCCTTTCCCCAATCCTCCGGTTGGTGGTACCTCGCGTCACGGACAATGCATGGTGGACAGTGTTGACGCTGAAACTAATTGTCGTGGGTGGAAATCCCACTCTCCTCTCTTCTATATATGGGTACGTTTGACAGTGAGTGCGTGGCCACGCCCACTGCGAAGGGTGGTAACCTTCCGTGCCCTCCTTTCCTTAAATACTCAAAGGTGGTAGCACCATGATTGATATAAGAGATTATCCCGGCGCGATCAACGCGCTGAACCAGATCCTGAATAGTGGCAAGGAGGCAGCGCTTCACGTTGAAGACAACGGAGTTGCTGTCGCTGAACACGCACGGTTCTGGTGCGGGACGTATGAAGCTGGCGCCGAGGAGCGCAAACCGAAAGCGCCGAGGCCTGCGAATCGTTGAGGTGATGTGTAATGGCAAGCACTACAACAACATATTCGTTGGAGACGATGAACCTTTTTGGGCGTGACAAGATCTATACGGCAGCGGAAACGCTGACCGCAGATACTGTCGTCGAAGAGGTGAACCGTGCGCTTGGAATCCACATGACGAACGTGGCGGAGATGGACTATCTCTACTGGTATCGTCGTGGCATCCAGCCGATTCTTGGCCGCACGAAAGAGATTCGCCCGGAGATCAACAACAAGGTGTTGGTAAACAACGCCGACATGGTGGTTACGTTCAAGAATGGGTACTTCCTGACGTCGCCGGTAAGCTATATCAGCAGGAAGAAAGACGACGCAACTGCAAATCAGGTGAAGAAACTGAACGAGTTTCTGTATACATCTGGAAAGCAGGCGGCGGACAACGCGATGGTGGATTGGTTCCATACCGTTGGCGTTGGCGTCCTCTTCTGCGACCCGGTAAAGGATGACGAAGAAGCGAAAATTCGGCCTATGTCCGTCTATGCGCTGGATCCTCGCTCCGCATTTGTTGTTTACTCCCTGAAGCCGGGCAACAAGCCGGTGTATGGTGTAAACATCGTCATCGACAAACCGTTTGTCTACATCGATGTATTCACGGAGCAGTCGGTATTTAAACTGATGGGCGCTCCGACTGGTGAAGACACGACTGCTGACCCGGATCCGCTGACAGCTGCATACAGTGTGATGTCGGAGGAACCCAACATCATTGGGCGCGTACCGATCATTGAGTATGTTTACAAATCCACACGCATGAGTGCATTTGAGAACTCTCTGGCGCTCATGGACGCCATAAACACGGCAGAGTCGAACAGAATTGATGCTGTGGAGCAGACGGTACAGAACCTCATGGTACTGTATAACTGCGACTTACCGGAAGGTGAGACGGCAAACACCATCCGGGAGAACGGCCTCATTGTTCTCACGTCCACCACTGATAACAAGGCGGATGTGAAGCTGATGTCTGAGTCCCTTGATCAGACGCAGACACAGACGACTCTGGACGATCTGTATGAACAGATGCTGGAGAAGTGTGGTGTACCGTCCAGTGTACGCGACGGTGGTAGCACGTCGGACAACGTCGGCGCTGTATACCTCCGCAGCGGTTGGGCAGCAGCAGATACTGATGCCCGGAACACAGAGGATCTGTACCGTACATCGAACAAGCTATTCGATGACGTCTTCCTGCGTGTCCTCAAGCGCAGGGGACTGATTGGGGACATTGATATATCCGATTTCGATGTTACGTTCATCCGCAACAGCATGAACAATCTTCTGGTGAAAACACAGGCCGCGCTAAACATGAAACAGCTTGGCCTCGCCCCGGAGATTGCGCTTGCCAAGAGTGGACTGTCGAACGACCCAATCAGTGATGTAGAAGCATCCAAGAAGTACATCGAAGCGATGTGGACGTCTCCACAGGAAGAGGTGGTTCCTGCCGCGAACCAGCCTGTGAATCAGGACAAGCCTGATGTAAACGGTGGAGGTGACAGTGATGGCAACGGAGACGACAAGAATGCCGAATCCAACACTGATGCCGTTTGATGCGCTGAATGCGCTGAGAAATTCGCTGTCATACGGTCAATATACCGACGAGGACGGTAAAAGACGGTACGTTGATACGTACCAAGAACTTGAGGACGAGATAGAGGACATCCTCATCTTGTCCTACCTCAACGGGAACGCGACTGCCGGTGAGATGCTTGGTTTTGAGCCAGATGTCGATGTGGATAACATGGACGCGGTTATTAACAAGAAGATTGCCGGGAAAACGTGGCGTGAGCGCCTGCGGGACCAGATTGATGCCGGTGGCACTGTTGAGGACATCATGCGTATCGCCGAGACGGAATCTCACCGGGACTCCAACGAGGCGTTGTACACAGCGGCCGAGTCCAGCGGCCTTGAAGTCATGAAAACATGGGAAACCATGATGGATGACAAGGTACGTGAAGCGCATGAGGACATCGAAGGGCAGACGGTGCCGATTGACGACGTCTTTGTAACATGGGACGGTCATGAGGCACGGTTTCCCGGAGATTTCGATGATCCTGAATTGAACGTAAACTGCCGCTGTTATCTCTCTGTAAGCTTGGCGAATGCCACTTAATAAATAAACGTCAGGGAAGACGATAATCGCACACATGGTCACTGAAGACCTTAAAAGGCAAAGGAGTAAGACATGAAGGTTGATGTAAGCAAAATTGCTGGTTATGAATCCATGTCCGTTGAGGACAAACTGAAAGCGCTGGAAGGTTTTGAATTTGACGATCCGAAACCGGCCACAAACGACGGAGAAATCCAGAAACTCAAGGAAGCGCTGTCGAAATCGAACAGCGAGGCTGCCAGCTGGAAACGCCAGCTTCATGAAAAGATGACAGAGGCCGAGAAGGCCGAGGCAGAGCGCAAAGAACAGCAGCAGAAAATTGAGGAAGAACTGGCGACTCTCCGTATGGACAAGACTGTTGCTACGCTGGAGAAGGCGTACCTCGCGGCTGGATACTCCGCAGAACTTGCGGCTGCATCAGCCAAAGCACAGGCCACTGGCGACACTGAGACTGTGCTGAAAAACCAGTTGGCGTTCATCGCTGACACAAAGAAAAATCTTGAAGCTGCGGCACTTAACAAACAACCCCATCTGTCTGTAGGAACACCTCCTGCCGGGCAGCCGCAGACCGTTGAAGACAAGATCGTTGCAGATGCAATGAAATATGCGGGGTTGTAATACTACTTTGATAGGAGATTACTACAATGGCAAATACTATTGCACTTGCAGAGAAGTTTCTGCCGATTCTTGATGGTGTTTATAAGAAAGAATCCCTGACCTCCAGACTGGATACTCCGAACGGCAACATCAACTGGGTTGGTGGCAACAAAGTTGAAATCTTTGAAACCGAGATGGACGGTTTCGGCAACTACAGCCGCGCCACTGGTTTCCCTGCCGGTTCTGTAACTTCAGGTTGGGTTCCCTACACGCTCGGTCAGGATCGTGGCATTTCCCTCATTGTTGACGCAATGGACAACGAAGAGACGATGGGCATGGCATTCGGCACTCTGGCAAGCGAATTCGTTCGTACCAAGGAAGTCCCGGAAGTTGATGCTTACCGTTTTGCCAAGCTGGCATCCACCTCTGGAGTATCCAGCGCAGCCGCTGACATTACCGTAGGCACCACAGACTGCCCGGCACTCATTGATGCAGCCGAGATGACTATGGCAGATGACGAGGCATATGCCCCCGGTATGTTCCTCTATGTTTCCGAGAAGTTCTACGCTGGCCTCAAGGGCAAGACCACCCGTATTCTGGCCAACGAGAACGGTGTGAACCGTGAAATCGAAGTATTCAACCAGATGGAAGTTGTCCGTGTTCCGAAGAATCGTTTCAATACCGCAATTACTCTGAACACTGGCGCCAGCAACAGCTTTGGATACACTGTCACTGCTGGTGGTTATCCCATTAACTTCATGATCATCAATCCGAACGCCATTCGTTCCGTGATTAAGCATCATCCGCTCCGCATCTTTGAACCGTCTGTGAACCAGACTATGGATGCATACAAGTTTGATGTGCGCCTCTATCACGACATCTTCGTTCTGAAGCACAAAGTGAAGGGTGTTTACGTACATCGTGCCTCTACCGCGAACACCTGATCATGGATTGCCCGGTAACTGAGATTCCCGGCGGGATTATAATCGGCCTCTTCAACGAGGCCGTTCCCGTCGAGGAAGTTGAGAAGAAAGAGGAGGAGGCTGCACCTCCTAAGAAACGCAGCAAGAAAACTGCCGCTGAAGGCAAATAAAGGAACAGGAGGTGGACGCGTTGAACTGTGCTGGAAAGATGAAGACTTTGAAAACAATCCTTCAAATCAAAGACTCTTCGCAGGACGATGCCCTGACCGTCTACCTTGATTCGGCGCGTGAGGAAATCCTCAACTGGATGTATATCAACTACGCTGACAAACCGGAGGACGCGGAAGTGCCTGCAAAGTACGATGGAGTCATCGTGCAGGCCGTTGTCGCCGGGTTGAATATGCAGGGTGGCGAGAACCAGTTCAAACACGTTGAGAACGGTATCACCAGAGAATGGCATTATACCGATATGCTGGAATACATCCGGGCACACGTCAACCAGATTCCAAGGATAGGGTGATGATATGCGCGAGTTGGAAATCAACAAGCAGAACATCTATTACGCCCTGTTCACGAGGTACACCGATGCTGTAGACAGCAATGGGTACAAAACCGGCGAGAAGGTGAAAACCTACTCAGATCCGACTCCTCTTCGCATTAATGTGTCTCCAGCGAGGGGCAATGCGAACAGAGAGGTGTTTGGTATTGACTGCGTCTACAGCAAGACGATGACCACAGCGGACTTGAATTGCCCTATCCAAGAGGACACGATCCTCTGGATTGGTGAGACTCCAGACAAGCCGCACAACTACGTTGTTGCCCGCAAGGCCGAAGGCCTGCATGATATCGTGTATGCGATCAGGGAAGTGACTATCAGTGGGTAGGGTAGTAGTTCCTTTCGACCCAATGGATCCAGCCAGCGTTCGTCGTGCTGAACGTCGGTATGAGCGAGAACTGCTGAAGTTTGAACGCAAAGTCGATCAGTTTCTTGCAGAAATTGCTGAACTTGGCAGAAGTACGGCGGAATCTGGATATGGTGGCATGATTACGGTGACTGTCGAACCAATATCCAATGGATATGCGATCAATGCAGCTGGAGAAGATATCATCTTCTTGGAATTTGGCGCTGGCGATACTGTCAACAGTGGCAACATCTTTGCCGGGCAGACTGGCGTGGAAGTAAGACCCGGTTCGTATTCTGAGCAGAACCCGCGCCAGCCACGTCCAAGCTATCACATCGATGGATTCTGGATTTTCGGCAATACCATTTATACGCAAGTCCGTCCACGGAACGCCATGCAGGGCGCGTGGGACACTGTTCTTCAGCAGTGGCGAGAAGTCGCAGAGAGGGTGTTTTCATGAAGATTACGCGCAACGCTGTATACAATTTCATACACGATGCTGTAGCTGATGCCTATCCCTCAATGTATATCGCTGGAGCATATGAACCCGTTCCACCGTCCAAGCCTGCTGTGTTTATCAGTGAGATTGGAGATTTCCGAAACCGTGAGAATATGACATTTTCCGGGGCACAGGGAATTCGCACAAGCACTGTTGAGATACAAATTGTCAGTGGACGAATGAATGGTTCTTTGTCTGAAGCATACGCAATTCTGGAAATCGTTCGCAATGCCTGTTTCCGTCTGTTCTACAATGAGGCCAACGTGATCATTGTAGAGAACGGGGACAATGGTACAAACTATCGCCTCCGGGCAACATATAGGCGCGTAATCGGTGATGCCGATGAAATGCCAACGAATTAATTTATAAAGGAGAAATACAATGGCTGGTGAAATTAGTACTGCCGGGATTGTAATCAAATACGCAGTCGAAACCACTGCCGGTACCCGTCCGACAACCGGTTATAAAGAGAAGGCCGACGGGGCCACTCTTAACATTGCCGACTATGTTACGGGCATTTCTGGCCTTGGCGCTGACTACGATATGTATGACGTCACGCCTCTCAGTGAGCGAGTTAGACATAGATTTATCAAAGGTCTCATGTCGAATGACGGGAACTTGTCTCTGAGCGCAAACATCAACCCAACATCCCGTGCTGACTGGGCACTGATCGTTGCTGATTATGCTGCTCTGACTGACGGCAAAGGTATGTGGTTTGAATTTACAATGCCGAATGACACGCAGAGCGTTTACTTCCGTGGTGAACCGTGTGCTGTGGCATTCCCGGATGTTGAATCTGCATCGGCGATTCAGGGTAATCTCCAGATTATCGAGAATGAATACGCCGGGTGGCAGGCTGCGTCTACGTGATAAAGATGGGGCATCTGCCAGTACGGCAATTGCCCCA